TACTAAATGTCTCCAACTCCTCCGTGATGGTCACATGGTGGATTTTGTAGAGAAAATATACAGTGATGAACGATTCACTGAACTATTGATGGATCTTTCATCTGAATACGTTGAAGAGAATATCCGCATCATTGATGAAGATCTGAAGATGGATCTGGCTCTGATGATGATGGAAACCGTCTCAGTTCGTTCTTATTGAATGTTACTCACCTCGAAACTTCTCCACTAGTGTAACCACTTCAAACCCATGAAACTCACAGTCAACGAAGTCTACGGTAAACTGAAAACCACTGATTTCAGTGTGTTTGAGAAACCCACCACTAACAAAGGTGAGCGTGGTCAATTTCTTGAAGTTGCACTGGGTGTACCCAACTCTTCAGATTTACAAGATTTGGTTGATGGTGAAATCAAAACCTTTACCGTTGGTCAAACAATCGCAATAACTCAACTGAAGCATTGTCTTTCTGAAATCATTGAAGATGGTGTTTCTTTTGAAGATAGTAAAGTTGGTCAGAAACTGAAGCAAACCCTTTATGTTGGTTTCTCTAAGAAGAATGAGTATGTTGGTACTGAAGTTTTGAACGAAGAACTTCACCCCGAACACTATCAAGAACTGAAAGAAGATTACGATTTTATCTGTAATCAAATTCGTCAGTCTTTTGAAGATGAAACTAAACTCGAAACTACAACTGGCCCTAACGGTCTTCTTCAGATTCGTACCAAGGCCAGTAAAACAAATGGTCGTTATGTTCCCCTCGATTTCTGTGGTGTTACCCTAAAAGATAAAGGTATGGCATTCTATCTCTGTGGTCAGTTTGGTCGTAACTTGTTCAACTAATCTAAAAAGGTTACAATAACCATATGAGAAAACCATTCCTAAAGTGGGCTGGCAACAAATATCGTGTCCTCCCACATTTGTTGCCATTGATTGGTAACCCAAAAACATTTGTCGAACCGTTTGCTGGTAGTGTATCAACTGGTATCAACGTTGATGCAAATTCGTATGTCATCAATGACATCAATCCAGACTTAGTTTCGATTTACAATGAACTCACAGACCCAAACTGTGATGAGTTCATTTCATATTGTGGTGAGTTATTTGTTCCAGAGAACAATACTAAGGATGTATATCTGGAGATGAGAGAGTTATTCAACAAGAGCACAGATACAAGAGAACGAGCAAGAATGTTCATCTACTTGAACCGTCATTGTTTCAATGGTTTGTCACGATATAACAAATCAGGTGGATTCAATGTACCATTTGGTAAGATGAAGAATCCACAATTGCCATACAAAGAGATGATGGCATTTCGTATGTTCTTCCTCACATCACCACATTCATTCTACAATGTGTCTTTTGATGATGATACTCTATATCAGAATCTAGGTGAGGGTGATGTGGTTTATCTCGACCCACCTTACGTTCCATTGACAGAAACTGCAAACTTTACAAGTTATTCGACCGATGGATTTACACATTCACAACAAGAACAACTCGTAGAGATTGCAGAGAGATTGTCATCTCAAGGTGTCCGAGTGATTGTATCAAATCACGACACAAAAGTATCAAGAGAGTTATACAAGAATGCCACAATTCATGCACTTCAAGTACAAAGGAATATATCAGCAAAAGGTACGTCTCGTGGCAAAGCAAAGGAGTTAATTGCAGTCTATTAAAGTTACTCACCTCGAAACTGCTTCACTATTGTAGACACCACTTCACCACATGGCATTCCTCAACTGGGTTCAAGAATCAATCGGTTGTAAAGTAGAAGATGAGTTCGGTATGGTTTATGTTATTACAGGAGGTAAGTTACTGGCTAACTCTCCTATGTGGCCCATGGTTGAACTCACTGATGACACTGGAGTTGTGAGATTCACCACTCTGGATCGTTTCTCTGAACTGATTTCTGTGGGGTGAGATTGTTACTCACCTCTAAACTGCTCCATCTACATAACAACACACTAAACCGATGCAATTCAAAGTCACACAGATTGAGTTTGATTTCACCGATGATATTGGTGATGGAGATACAATGGATGATTTCCTCACTGATGATTACAAACGTGAAATAGTTGATGAAACG